AAAGACAACGTAGGTTTTGGAGAATGGGATTGGGATATTTTAGCTAATGAATGGAATACCGACAAGTTAGAAAATTGGGGTTTAAGTTTACCTGTATTTATGGACGAACCAAGTTACGAAGATTTAATAGGCGAAGAAAAAAATAAACCTGCGTCAATGAAAATAACTTTTACAAGTCCAGAACAATTACAAAAAGCAGAAATAGAAATACAAGAAATTTTAGATAGGAATTATTCGGGCGCTTATTTTAGTGTTTCAGCAGGGGAAATATGAAATTAGAAATTGCTTCAAAAAAAGCTATTAATTATGCTTTAATGAATTTTCATTATGCAAAAAAAATAGCACCAAGAGCATACGATAGTGCTTTTTCAGTATTTAATGAACAAAATCAATGGTGCGGAGTTATTTGCTTTGGTTTGGGAGCAAGCCCTAATATACATTCGCCTTTTGGTTTAAATTCGGGAGAAGTAATTGAATTAATTAGAGTTGCGTTAAATGGAAAACAATCTTCAACAAGTAAAGTTATTTCAATAGCATTAAAATTAATAAAAAAAAATAATCCACTTGTAAAATTAATTGTAAGTTTTGCAGATAAAGGACAAGAACACGTAGGTATTATTTATCAAGCTACAAATTGGTTTTTTATTAAAGATATAAAATCTTCAGATACACAATATTTTGTAAATAATGAATGGAGACATTCAAAATCAATAAAACCTAATATAAAAAAAATAGTAGAAAAACGAAAAGCAAGTGGAAAATATAAATATATTTACCCTTTAGACAAAACTTTAATACCTTTATGTAAGTCATTAAGTAAACCATACCCAAAAAATGCGCAAGAAGTTAATAAGGATAAACACGATGCAACCTGCATTGAAATAGGCGGTTCGAATCCGACCCTTGCGCTCTAATTAACGTGAATAAAACGAGAAAATGCCAAACGAAGAAAATTTAAAAAAGTTTAGTGCGGAATACCAACCCGAAAAAAACGGACGTCCGAAAGGAAGTAGAAACCGCAGTACAATAGCACGTCTTTGGTTAGAAACTACACAAAAGGCAAAGAACCCAATAACAGGCGTTGAAGAAACTTTGTCGCAAGAAGACTTGGGAACTTTAGCAATGGTTAAGAAAATGCGCGACGGCGATGTTTCAGCATACAAAGCACTAATGGATAGTGGCTACGGTGCGCCTGTTCAACAAATAGAACAAACTAATATCGAACAACCTTTATTTAATTTAGATGAATTAACTAAAAATGAATAATTATTACGTATATACACACAACAATATATTTACAGGGTTATGTTTTTATGTTGGTATTGGCAAAAACGATAGGGTATTTGATGGGGGTTCTAAACGCAATAAAAAATGGAAGCAATATGTTTGGAAAAATAACGGGTTTCGATTTCAAATAATTGTTAACGGAATTAGTAAAGAAAAAGCATTAAATATAGAACGTAAGTGCATAGTAAAATTAGGGCTTGAAAATTTATGTAATATTGTAGGTGAAGAAGGAAATAGCACTGCATTTAAAAAAGGACTTACGCCTTGGAATAAAGGGTTAAAAAATTCGCAATCAACATCAACTAAAAAAGTTTCTTTTAATGGAAACAATTTTGACTCAATTAATTTATTAATATCACATTTACAAATTGGAAAAACTACTTTTTATCGTAGATTAAAGAAAGGAGTAATTAAAATTAAATATGTTTAAAGTAACTACTGCAATAAAAAAAATACTTAAATTAAAAAAAAGAATTTCAATTATTCAGGGTGGCACAAGTGCGGGAAAGACATTTTCAATAATACCAATTTTAATAGACAAAGCAACAAGAACTTCTAATTTAGAAATAAGTATAGTTGCCGAAAGTATTCCGCATTTAAGACGTGGAGCGTTAAAGGATTTTCTTAAAATAATGAAATGGACAAACCGTTTCTTTGAAGACAAGTTTAACAAATCTTTATTACGTTACGAATTTGCAAACGGTTCTTACATTGAATTTTTTAGCGCAGACGATAGCTCAAAATTAAGGGGTGCAAGACGTGATATTCTTTACATTAACGAATGTAACAATGTAACATTTGAAAGTTACAACGAACTTGCAATACGTACAAAAAAACGAATATATTTAGACTTTAACCCAGCGAACGAATTTTGGGTTCATACGGAACTAAAAGACGAACCCGACACAGACTTTTTAATTTTAACGTACAAGGACAACGAAGCACTTGACGAACGAATAGTAGCGGAAATAGAAAAGAACCGCTTAAAAGCCACGACAAGCAGTTATTGGGCTAATTGGTGGCGGGTATATGGCGAAGGACTTGTTGGAATGTTAGAAGGAGTTATATTTTCAAACTACAAACTAATTGACACGATACCGCCTGAAGCACGTTTACTTGGTTACGGTTTAGACTTTGGGTATTCAAACGACCCGACAAGCATAGTAGAAGTTTACAATTACAACGGGCAAAGAATACTAAACGAAATATGTTACCAAACAAGTTTATTAAATAACGACATAGCAAAGAAACTACAAAAACACGTAATAGCATACGCGGATAGTAGCGAACCAAAAAGCATTGAAGAAATACGAAGAACAGGACAACAAATTAAAGGAGTAACAAAGGGCGCCGATAGTGTAAACTACGGAATACAAATAATGCAGTCACAAAATTATTTAGTTACTTCACAAAGCACAAACCTTATTAAAGAGTTAAGGGCGTATTGTTGGGATGCTGACAAGTCTGGTAAAACATTAAACAAACCGCAAGGTAAAAACGACCACGCAATAGACGCTGTTAGATACCACGAAATGGAAACTTTAGGGTTAAACAATACACACGGACAATATTTTATAAGATGAACGATTTAGAAATAATGATGCAATGCGTTCAAATTTACATCTACCAAAAAAAAGGTGTAAAGGTTCGTATTTATTTACGTGACATCCGAGATATTAATATGCTAAAACAAGCTTACGATTACATACAAAAAAACGAACACAACAAAACAGCAAATAATTAATTATAGATATATGAAGTTAGAAATAAACGTACCAACAACTTTAAACGAAATACCATTAAAAAGCTACCAAGAATTTTTAAAGGTTCAGGAAGGAAGTAACGACGAAGAATTTATAGCACAAAAAATGGTTCAAATATTCTGCGGAATAGAATTAAAGGATATTGTAAAAATGAAGCTCACAAGTTTAAACGAATTAATAACACACTTTACAAAGTTGTTTGAGCAGAAGCCGAAATTTCAACCAACATTTAAAATAGGAACACAAGAATTTGGTTTTATTACAAATCTTGAAGACATAAGTTTTGGCGAATACGTAGACTTGGAAAATAGTTTATTAAAGTGGGAAGACTATCACAAGGCGATGGCTGTTATGTACCGACCAATTAAAATGAAGTTCAAAGATAAATATGAGATAGTTGACTACAAACCTATGGACGAAATGCAAGAATTAATGAAGTTTACACCTGTAGACATAGCAATAAGTTCAAGTATTTTTTTTTGGAATTTAGGAAGCGAATTATTGACAGCTACGCTTACTTATTTGGAACGGCAGATAAAGATGAACAAGAAGGTGCAAACGAGTTTAGCGAACAAGCTCAATTTGGAAAACAATGGGGTTGGTACCAGTCAATTTATGCACTCGCTCAAGGAGACCTTACAAGATTTGACACAGTCACCAGCTTTAGACTTACTATGTGTCTCACCTATCTTACCTTCGAAAAACAAAAGCAAGAAATTGAACAACGCCAATTAAATAAATTACGAAAATGACAGGTTATTACAACTTATTAGACAAACTAAAAACACACTTTGACGCAGACGTTATTGTAAACACGGTAACACAAGGCGACATATTTAAAGTTGATTTAAGCAAACAAACAATATTTCCTTTGTTGCATATTATGGTTAATAACTGCACTTTGGATTCAAGCACAACAACTTGGAATATTAGTTTAATAGCAATGGACGTAGTTGATTTGTCCAAGAACGCAACAACAAATATTTTTTTAGGTAACGACAACGAAATAGACGTACTAAATACACAACACGCAGTATTAAACAGGGCGTATGAAATAATAAAACACGGAAGTTTAGCATACGATTTATTTATGGTTGAAGGAACTGCAAATTTAGAGCCATTTACAGAACGTTTTGAAAATTATATGGCAGGTTGGACAATGACTTTTGACGTAGTAACACCGAACGAAATGACAATTTGTTAAGATGAAACAATCGGAAGTACAAAAAGAACTTGAAAGGTTTCGTGATTACGTTATTAAAGAAGCACGTAAAAATTTAACACGAAGTCAAAAGAACGTTTCTAAAGGACTTTACGAAAGTTTAAAGGGAAATGTTAAGGCAATGCCGAATAGTTTCAGTATGGACTTTGAAATGAATCAATACGGACAATTTCAAGACAAAGGAGTTAAGGGTAAAAACCCAAGTTTAGTAAAAAACGGAAAACAAAAAGCTCCGAATAGTCCGTTTAGTTTTAAAAGTAAAATGCCACCTGTTGAACCGTTAAGTAAATGGGCGCAAAAAAAGAATATAAGATTTAGAAATGCAGACGGAACATTTGCAAAAGGCGGTTATAAGACTTTGGGTTTTTGGTTACAGAAAAGAATATTTGCACAAGGAATTAAACCAAGCTTATTTTTTACCAAACCATTTGAAGCTGCATTTAAAAGACTGCCTGAAGAACTTGTAGAAAAGTTTGGACTTGATGCAATGAATTTATTTAAAGAAACACAATTTAAAAACGAAAAGAAATAATGGCTAATATATTTGCACGAAGTCCGTATTTAATTAGTATTGCAGAAACAGGACAAAACGGTTCAAAAATAGAATTGTTTTTAGCAAATGCTTCTTTTACAGGAAGTCCACAATACACCTTAAGTAAATTAATACCAGCGTCAAACGATGTTACAACACTTTACGACATATCACCATACATTCGTGAATACATACGTTTTGCAACACCAAGTGAACCTACAACAAGTTTAACAAACCCAACAACAGAACGTGTAAACGTTAGGGTAAAACGTTATAAATTAGTAGGAGCAACTTATACGCTTTTAAACACAACTGATTACAAAGCATTTGACGGTTACACGTATTACGAAGAAGGTTCCAATTTTGATGCAGGAAACTACGGACTTCAAGGTGGTACTTATTATTATTGGGAAGGTCACGGATATGCAGGACAAATAAGAGCAATTACAGGCGCAAGTTTTACTGCAAAATATACAAGTTTTCATCCAAGCCCTACGGTTACAAGTGTAGCAATATCAAGTGGAACTTATGACATAGCAAGAGTATTAAACGCAAATTTAGCAGTAGGAAACAAATTAGAAATTTTAAACGCAGCTTTAGCAGTTCAAGTAAATTATTTTTTTTACCCACAAGACGAATGTAAATATACACCTGTTAGACTTGACTTTGTAAATAGGTATGGAGCTTGGCAAACAGAATATTTTTTTAAGGCAAGTAACGACACGTTTAGCGTTGAAAACACGGAATATAATTTACTACAAACAAATAGTTTTAATTATAGTAGTTATGAAGGACAAAGAAAAGTATTTAACGCTAACGGCAAAAAAAGTATTAAAGTAAATACAGGTTGGGTAGATGAAACTTGGAACGAAACTTTAAAACAAATAATGTTAAGCGAACGTATACTTATATCGCAAGATTTTTATTTGCCTGCAAAGATTAATAGTAAAAGCACCGAGTTATTTAAGCATATAAACACGAAACAAATAAATTATAGTTTAGAGTTTGAGTTTGCTTTTGATGTTATTAATTCAGTTATTTAATGAAACGTCAAGTAGCAATATTTATAGAAACAGCTTTAGCGCAAACGGAGTTAGAATTTGCACGTTTAGAATTATTCAACGATGAAAAAATAACCGTAAGTTCGACTATTCAAAACATATCGGATATAAGTAAAATCTTTACTGACTATTCACAAGGTTTTACAATTCCTTGTTCACCTACAAACAATGCAATATTTCAGCACTTTTACCAAAACGATGTTGATGCAACTATTGACTATCAAAAACGTTACAACGCATATATAGAAGTTGACACTATTTTATTTAGACGTGGTAAAATTCAGCTCGAAAAGACGAACCTAAAAAACGGAAAGCCAGATAGTTATTCAGTAACATTTTACGGAGCAGGTGTTTCTTTAAAAGATTATTTTAACGAAGACAAATTAAGTAAATTAGACCACACAAGTATAAACCATAATTATACAAACGCGGAAGTATATAACAGAGTAACAATTGATAGTTCAGTAACTGATTACAACGTACGTTATCCGTTAATAACTTCAAAAAGAATTTGGCAATTTGCTGGTAGTGTTCCTATTCCACAAGACAATTGTCCTGAATGGTTTTTATATCCAACAAATAATTCAGATAACATAGGCAATACTGCAGGAAAAATAGAATATCAAGAATTGTTTCCTGCCGTTCGTGTTGCAAGTATTTTTGATTTAATAGAAACGGAATACGGAATAACTTTTGACGGAATTTTTCTAACTTCAGATATGTTTAGAAAAGCATTTTTATATTATAAGAATAAAGAAAAGTTTAATTTTATTACACAACC